CATTTTGAAGTAAGGCATCAGCTGTGTACATTGCCTTGTCGTATTCTTTGCGAGTAAATACAAATTGACTACTACCAATTTCAGCAACTTTTTCTTTATATTTTTTCGTTACTGCTGATTGAACCTCTACAACATGGCATAAAGAATCTAATTTATCAGGCTCTAAAGCAGCTAAATGTATTAATCTACCTATTTTAAATGCCCCAGAATCTGACTTAAAATTTAAAGATCTTGCATAACTTTTAGGAGAATCTATTAACTGCTTAATAGCTGAAGAACTTAAAGCATATTTTCCTAGCTCACCATAGTAAAAGCTATCATCATACATTTTACTTAACAATTCCTCTTTATTATAAACAGAACCGTTTAACAATTGAATTTTCTCCATCCTTTCTTTAGTCTTATGGAATATACTTTTTAACTCATCAATAGTTATAAAGCAAGTGTCATTACCTTTAAAAGAAGGTTGCAAACTTAAAAGCAAAGCATCTAACTCCACTTTAGTTTTAAATTCATATTCATTATTGTCTATTAAAACCTTTACACCATCTTTAGCCCAATTAAGAAAATTAATCTTAGGAGTTTTAAATGTTACATGTTTCCAGTTAGGTAATTTTTCTACTATTCTCATTATTTATTTTTTACAAATGAACCGTTAATCATTTTGCCTTTACGTTTAGATATTACCTCGTAAGCACTATTAACACAATCCTCTATCGGAGTATAATTAAAATGTGCAATACTAGTTAACACAACAACCATATCACCTATAGCATCTTGTATTTCATCATCATCGCCTTCTATTATAGCATTAGCTAATTCGCCAGCTTCCTCCATTAATTTAAGGTATTGTGTTTTTATATCTCCTTTTGCATAGATACCTTTGTCTGCTGCCCAGTTTCTAATTGGTTGAAATTCGTTTGTTAGTTCCATATTTTTAAATTTAAGTGTTTGTTATATAAATGCATATTAGTTGCGTGGTGGTAGTACTTTCCTACCTTTATTTCTAATCTATTAGCTACTAGCTCTTGTAATTTACTGAAACAATATTGATCATTGCAAAAACCAAACCACAAGTCATTCGACCTCATAAGCACAGACATATCTAAATTACCATCTACTATAGTAAACGTAATAGCATAAGTACAAGGAGTATCTTTATTATAGTCATCTATCTCCTTGCCATCATATATACTTACAGTGGCTTGTCTAGTGTTCTTATTAGACTTTAATTTATCTATTACTTTATCCAACTGATGATTCCTCATCCATTGCCACCCATAGTTAGAGTTAACTTCATTGTACTGATTTGCCATTCTCTGCCAAATAGCAGGTACCGTACCATATATTTCTCCTAATCCATCTACAGTTCTATCCCCAGTAAGATACCACTGCCATTCAGCCTCAGCATACTCCTTATTGAATTTTCTTATATCAGTATTTATATCACGATCTAAAGGATTTTCTATAGTAAAACCATAATTAAAGATAGCTAACGAGTCAAGTCTATCTAAACCATTTTCATGTATATATTTATAAGTTGATTCAAATGCTTCTTGTGCGTTTTTAAAATTCATGTTGTTTGTTTTATCAAATATACTAAATGTTTTATAAAATGTTTATATTATTTCAAAATCTTTTAAATCATTCCAATCTCTATAGGAATTTATTAATTTTTTATCGATAGTAGGTTTTGTTGCGTTACCAGCTACACTAAAAAACCAATCACCTTTACTACCATACTTATTCATATAGTCCCATCCTTTAGAATCATAAGAATCTTCACAATCAAAATCTACTGGTATTAAATCTGACTTAGAATTAAATGGCTTGTGATAAGAATAATACTCAGCATTCCCTAATTCACCTTGTTGTATATTGCGTGCAACTGCTACAGCTTTAAATTCAGTTGTTGGTAATGCTATTTGTAAAGTCCTAGTTAGAACACCTGTAGAAATAACTGACCAAATTGTCTCTGGTTTTTCTTTATCTTTAAAATAATCGTATACACATCTAACACCACCGGCTATAACTAACGGATGATTAAGACCCAAAGGAACGAAATATGCTCCGATCTTATTAGCATGTTTTTTTGCTATATTGTTTGCATTTGGCATTGCCGCTATTCTAATGAACAAAGGTTTAGCACCTAGCTCTATACATAAAGCTTGATGGTCACTTACCTCCTTTGAGGCTGGCATTACTAATATTAATTTTAAATTATATTTCTTACACAACCAAGAAAGTGAAATACCGGCAAAGCCTCTTCTAGGCTGTACATACACTATCTCTTTAACACCTCTACTAACAAGTTGTTGGATAAAATACTCACCACTTCTAGCTTTATAACCAACCTCACAAGATAGAGACTCATCTATAACATTAAAACCATTTATATTATGTACAGTAAAATCATTAAAAGAAGATTTGAAATCTTTTGTCTGATCTAAATAGTATTCTAAATTAAACACATTTAAATCATTATTGTCTATACCTACTTGCTTATTTAAGAACATTGTTATAATATTTTATTCCGTTATTTTTTTTAATGTGGTGATCACTTTGAAAGTTTTCCATATATCTTATGAAATCACAAGCCACATCCTCCATATCGTAAGGTTTAGAGTGACCTCCAGTAATCTCACATAAATGACGTAATGCATCATTTTTTTTCATATTAGGTAATATCATCTTTAAACATTTAGATGCGTTAGAACCTACATAAACATCGCTATCTTGATCAACAAGTCCAGGATAGTATTCAGCTAAGTCCATAGCGAAAGCAGTTAAAACAAAATTTTGTCTTTTAAATCCTCTTGACCTTAACCAATGATTGCCTAAGTCAACTACATCTGTTATAGAATAATTACCTTGATAAACCTCATTCATAACATTATTAAATAAATTTAATGAATCTTCAAGTATAAAATTCTTTAAACCTTTAGGTATCATAGGTAACAGATAACCTTTAACATCACAAAAACCTTTATCAGGAACATTATTAACCCAACTAATTGGATCTGTTACGCCATCTATAAGTAAATCTATTACATAAAAATTACCAAAACCATGAGATCCCCAAGGTTGATTGTCTTTAGGTTTATAATTTATGCCTGATCCACACAATCTAAACAAATAACATAGAAACATAAAGCTTTGATCATCCAGTTTGGTGTCAACAAAGTAAATACCATTACCTTTAGGATCTAACTCTTTTTTATTTATAGCCTCTAACAAACTACTAAAAGCTGCATATCTCCTGTTAACTACGTCATATATGGGAACATTCCATATCAAATCGTCATCAATATCTTCTTCAGTCCAATCATAACCCTCATAAAGCCTTTGCTGGTTTTTCTTAGCTTTATTATAGTAACTTATAAAATTGTCTAACATAATTCACTTATATATTTATAAGACTTTGGTCTTAAATGAACGGACTGCCTAGACTCCATGTAGTCGAAAGATAATCCTTTGTCATAATTAAAATCCCATTCTATTAAATCATAACCATAATGTAAAGCTCCTCTTTTTAAAAGCTTATTAAATTCTTTTACATAATAAGTACGATCCTCTTTAGTACCATAAAAAGGTTTATTATTTAATAGACCTGTTTTAGGTAGTTTTCTAGATTCATCTTCTATAGGTAACAAAGAAACTAACGTCACTTTTTTAAGCTTAAGATGTTCTAATTGATTAAATAGTTCTCTTATCAAATCAACTACAGATTCTCTACCCTTGAATCTATGTATATGAAATCTTATATCTATATTTCCAGCGTAAAACACTAATTCATCTACTTTATCAGGTATATAGTTTTTTAAGCCTAGCTTTAGAAAACCATGTAAAGTTTTACCATCGTTTTTACTGATAGAATAACCCGGTCTATATACGGAAACAGAATGACTATCACCTAACACTAATTTATTAGAAAATTCATTTAATTTTATAACTACCGGTAATTTGTTGCAAAATAGCTTTCTTTCTTTTAATTCTTTTCTTTTAGAACATAGTTCATTATAATCTATTGATTCGTTAACGCAATAAACTTTACCTTTAAAATCATTTAATTTTTCTAATTTAATGTAAAAAGACTCTTGTACTCCACCAAAAAAATTAAAAATACCTTCTCTATAATTTACACCTTCTGATACTATTAATTCATCAAATAAATCCCAATCATCTTTTTCTGTTAATACCTCAGCATTAAACATACTTTTCAAAACTAAAGTCCAACCACCATTATGGTGATTTAAACTTTTAGATGGACTACTAACTAAGCCTACTAAACCAACTTTATTTTGTTTCATTTTGTTTGTTTATATAATTATTTAAAGAACCTAAATAAGCTACAGCATCTAATAGATTATCTTCTTTATATGAATAACTATGCCTTGATAATTTAAGTGCAACCATGATAGCATATACATCCTCAGCGGTAATATGTTTACCTGTCATACCTCTAGCTATCATAGCAGCTCTATCCATGCCTTCTTCGAAAGGACCATACATTCTTTCTTTTTCCTCAGATCTTAAGTTTACTATTTCATTTGCTTTTTCTAAAATATTCATAATGATATGTTATAAGTTCTTTTTAATAATTCAATTCTGCATCTTTCACGATGTGAATCTAAATAACTATCATCATCTATAGAAGACAATATACTATCCATTGTCATTAATGAATACTGTTCTGTAATGTAATCGCTTTCTTTGTAAGTCATAATTGTTTGTTTTTTAATTATAAAGCTAATATATAAAACTTTTTTGATATAAACAAATTATTAACTATCTTTTTTTTCTTCATCTAGTTCAGGTGGAAACTTTGCTTCCAACTTTTCTATTCTGTGCAAGGCTACTACAACGGCTTGTTGTGTTAGTTTTAAATCCTGCTGCATCTTTATTAATGTCGATTCTTTCATTCTACTGGTGTTATTGCTGTTATTCCGTTTTCATCAAACTTTACGTTCATTTCGTTTATTCCATCTTCCAAACACATTTCCATAAATATTAGTATGTTCGTTAAGTCTTCTGCTTTCATTTTTGTTGTTTAAGTTTCTCAATGTACAAGGTTGCATCCATTAGTTCCTCTTGAAGGTGGTTTAAAAACTTATAGAATCCATCAGGAGAATCATAAAGCGTAGTGCCATACTTTTGTAATCCCACTTCTGAACGTTGCTTAAAACGGCTTAAAACGTCTTCAACTATTTTATCTGTTTGTCTAGGGTAGACACCTCTGGTGCTATCTGCATTCTCAAAGTACTTTGTTACTGAATCGCTCATAATCCTAAACTTTCTTTCTTTTTATAAATTTCTAGTTCTTTTTCTAAATACGTGGCTTCTTCTTCTGACCTCCTTGCCCTTTCTATTGACCTTGTACTTTGTGTTCTGTATTGTTCTAGTGTCGTGTGATAGTTTCCCCTATCCAATAGCAACTTGTTTGTTAGCAATGATATTTGTATGATTGCACTTCTTACTTCCTTTAATCTTTCGTTGTCAGGTTTTGCTTCGCACCACTTAAATACGTTTTCCTGTATTACTAAAAGATTGGTAGTAAGGTTCAAATCATCTAAGTTGTCAAACTTCTTTTGCATTGCATCTCTCATTAGAATCTACATTTTTTATTTTCGTAATGTACACCTATTTTATTTAAAAACAAAATAATTGGTTCGGCTCCATACTCGTAATTTTTCCATTGACCGTTAACATATCGCCTAGTAACAAAGCAGTCTTTTAGAGGTATGTCAGTATCTTCGTCTTTGTGTTCGTGTTCTACTTTAAGAACCAACCCACCTTCTCCCCATCTATCCGCAATGCGTGTCAACAAATACTCTTGTCCTTTAGGGATTCGGTTGTACCTTCTTTTGACCTCTCCAAGTATTAAAATTTGATTGCTAAACTCAAATACAAAATCCACATCGCTAGGGTGTATCTTTCCATTTTGTACTCCCGTGAAGTCAACAGCCTGATTAACAAGTTTACTATTTCTAATTAAACTCATCTATTGGTAAGTCTTAAATAGTTGTTCCAACTTATTGTACACCGTGCTTTTAAATGCACAAGAAGAACAACCCACTACTTTAGTATCAAA